TCTCCGTTCAAGGGTTGTGGGCCGGTTTTCCCGCCGGCCCGATCGGGTTGTGCAGTTATAGCCGTTCGGCAAATAGAGGTCAAAAGGGGGCGGGGGCAAGGGTTTCACGAGTCCGGGGCCGGCCGGCCGTGGGGTGACGCTGAAAGAAGGCAAGGTCCGCCGCGGCGACTTCCCACCGGCGGCCGACCTTCCGGCCGCGGACCTTGCCGGCTTTGACCATCTGGCGGAGCCATTGCTCTGTGATGTCGGCGGCCGCGGCGGCGGCGACGAGGCCGGTCCAGGTTGTCAAGACGTCGTTCGCGGGGCCGACCATGCTGGCGAGCCGCTCGATCACTTCGCCCATGACATCGTCGGCCGGTCGCATGGTCGGGGCCGACTCCGCGAGCTCGTCATACAACTCGTCGGCAGTCATGCCGCGGTCCGCGGCGGTAACGTCAAGGCCGCGGATGTAGGTTGCATCCCCACGGGCGAACGCGGCCCGGTTGCGGGCCTTCCAATGGCCGCCGTGATCGTCTCCACAACTGGCCGAGAAAGCCCCGCGGCGAAACTCGCCGATCCGCTCCAGCTCCGCGGCTTCGATCGACCGGGCCTCACGATATGCGGCTAGCACGTCCGACCATTCGAGTCCGGCGGCGGCTGCTGCGGCTTTGTGTTCGTTGGTGTTCATTGGTGCGCCTTTCTTCAACGGCAAGCGGTGGCAACGAAACCGGACCACCCACCGTCCCAGTGTCGATTCACGTTCGCAAAGATCACGTCCGCGGAAGCCTCCACGATTTCATCCTCTTGGCCAGCAAAGCACTCAATCAGCCACTCGCGGCCGATTTCGATCATTTCTTCGCGGGACATGGCGTGTTCTCCAAGGGGGTTTCGTTCGCGTGACACCAGTAGTATATCCGATCGGCAAATATGGTCAAGCCCTATCACAAAAAAAATCGAGAAGCCCGGAAACCGCGGGCGATCGTGCGGGAGTTATTGCCGAGTGGACATTTGGCAAACGCGAAACCGGACCGCGGCCGGTGGTGCTCGTGACGGTCGGCGGGCGGGCGGAGACCTGGTGCGCGTCGCGGCCATGGTCGATCGGTCCAGGTCGGTCGTCGTCGTCGTCGTCGTCATGGCGGATCGCAGATGGCCGTGGTAGCATGGTCGGCCATCGAAATACTGCCCGCGGCCAGTCGCGTATCGAAATACTCCCGCGGCCAGATTCGACCACAAGATGTAGTGGAGCACCGACAGCGTAGCGCACTACATCTTGTGGCACATGAACGACCGTGCACCGCAACATCTTGTGGTCGATGGCGGTGTGCCACACTACATTTTGTGGTGTAGCATATTGCTACACCACAATATGTAGTAGGCAACGCGGACGTTACTCCACTACATATTGTGGTGCTTTTTGGGTCCTTCGGCACGCGGCACGCGGGCCGCCCCGGCTGCGAACTACACCCAATCGATGACTGCCGCCCGAAAGGCCCCCAGGAGCCCCAGGACGCCCGCCGCTGATCGCGGCGTGCTCACGCCGCAGGATCCTCTTTCGCCCGGAACTGGAGCACGTCCGGGGCCGCCGGTGGCGGGTCGTCGAGGTTCAACGGCGGCATGGCGATCGCCCCGCCGATGTCCGTGGGGCAGATCGCGGGGTCCACGTAGACCCGCTGGAGCTTCGGATCCGAGTGATCGAGCAGCAGCGTGGCCGCGGCGGTCCCGCCCTTGAGGGCCGCGTAGCTCGCCGCGGTGCGGCGAAGCCCGTGGAACCCCCGATACCGCACCCCGGCCGACTCACACAACACTTTCAGCGACGCCCACTGCGACCTGGTCCGCCGATCCCACGGCCACACCAGGTCGTCGGGGCCGCGGCGGTGCTCCGCGAGCATCGCCGCCAGCTGCGGCGTGATCGACCGCTCGATGTCTCGAGTCGAGCCCTTCCTGGTCGCCCCGAGCAGTACGATCCGGCACCGATCGAGGTCCACCTGCCCCCAGCGGAGCGCGGTGAGGGCCGAGAATCGTTCGCCCGAGCAGACCGCGGCGTAGATGAGAGTCGGCCACCACCAGCGGGCCGGCAGCCCGCCGACCTTGCCGATCCGCCGCTTGCCGAACCGGATGAGCCGCTCCACGTCTTCGGCCGTGTAGGCCCGGCCGACAGGCAGCCGCGTCGGCACCTTGATCTTCGGCAACTCCGGAAACTCCGCGGCCCACCGCTTGCGGGCGGCGTAGGTCCAGACCGCGGCGATCATGACGCGATCCTTTCGCACGCTCGCGGGACTGGGCCGCCGCCCGGCCCACGCGATCGTCTCGGCCCGCCACCGCAGGTAGCGGGCGACGACCAGGTCGTCGAAGTCGTCGGTCGTCGCCGGCCGACCCAAGAACCGCTCGAACCGATCCCACAGCATCCGGTACAGCCCGGCCGTGTGGGGCTTCAACTCCCGCAGCAGAGCGTACCGCTCCGCGACCTCCCGAACCGTCATGGCACACATCGTCGTCTCTCCTTCATGGTTGATCGGGGCAGACTACCACACCTGCACACCCGTACATCCATGACGGTGGGGGGTACGCCCCCCAGACTTCGACTCCCCTCGCCTCCACTTGAAACCTGCTCGACGAATGGACTCTATGTCCGCGTCGGGCAGGTTTCCAACCTTGCCGATTTTGACTGCGACAAGTTGGTCTGTACGATAGGGAACATGGTGATGGCAACGATCAAGATCAAGACGCTCTCCACTGGACAGGTTGCCGATTTGATGGGCCTGTCCACGGCCAGCGTTCGTCGATTCGCGATTGACGGGATGCTCAAAGGCCGACGCCACGGAGCCCGGGCGTGGGTGTTCGACGAGGACGATGTCCGAAAGTTCATCCGCAGCTACGAGGCGGGCCTGGACCCCACCCTCGGCGGCGGGCCGCGTGGCCCGCGTGCCCGCAAGAACTAGCGGGTTTCCGGCAGCTCGAAGAAAAATGCGAACCTGCCCTTGACCAGTCTGTACGATAACGTACACTCCGCCCGCCGATGACGAATGGCACACGCCGTGCAACGTCGGCAGGTGCATCGCCCGGTCTGTACGAGATCGCACAAACGGCCGAGCACCAAGTTTCGACTCCCCAACTCGACGTTTCTCGCGGGCTACACCGCACAAAAAAACGAGTTGACCAAGAACTGAACTTGCGTACACCTAAGACATGCCACTCATCACGGTGATGGGTGGGCCACTCAGGCGAGGGACGCCCGATGAAAACGCGAAAGAAAGCATCGGCGGCCCGACTCACGAAGGGAGCCGGTCATGGACATGGACGTCGAAATCAGAAACCTGCGGACCAAGGGCCGCGAGATCGAGGAGATCGCGGAGCTCTACGGGCTGGACGTGGCCGACGTGGAGGAGAGGCTGGCGTCGGCGTGGCGGGATCCGCGGTTCGGCGGCAAGGCCGAGCCGAACGAATACCTCATCATGCTGGAGGCGAGCGCGGTGCGGATGCACTGGTCGCCGGAGGAGGAGTCGCGGCGGCGGGGGCACCGCAACGGGTGGACGCCCCCGGATGCGTCGGAGTCGATCTTCGCCAGGCCCGTCGCGAACTTGCGGTACAGGTCTGCGTGACCGCCGGCACCCTGCGGGCCAGAGCCCGGGACGCCATGGACTGCTGCCACGGCCGGCTGCCGCTCAACGAGACGATCGACCTGTCGATCGACGAGCGGATCGAGCAGGGCGATGCCGAGGCACTGTTCGACGCTGTCGTCGAGACCATGGAGACGCTCGCGGACCTACAGGACCGGATCGCCGAATCGTACATGTGTGACGCCGACACCATGCGGCGGCTCGCGGCCGTGCGGCTCCGCAAGGAGCTGACGGGCCGGGACTGGCGTGGTGCGGCGTGGCCAGAGCAGGAGACCGCCGCGACGGATCGCGGCGGGAGGGAGGCCGGCGGAGCCGGTCGCTGACAGGACGGACACCCGGCGAGCCACGGTAGGCAAGCCGGCCGATACACGGAGGGGCTCGTGCTGATTCTCAGCCGCTACCAGGGACAGGCAATCCGGATCGGTCCGGACGTGACGGTCGTGGTGACCGCGATCAAGCAGGCCAACGGCTGCCGCCCCATGGTGAAGCTGGGCATCGACGCGCCCCAGTCCATCAACGTGATCCGCGAGGAAATCGAGGAGCGATATGGCGCACCAGACGACAGCGACCAGCGATGCCGCGAGGCGTCGGGAGGCGAAGCAGGCACTGGGGCTCGCCCGTGCGTGCCGGCTTCTCCGCGCAGTGAATCTCATGCTCACGTCCGCGGCGGCTGTCCGCGGCCAGAGCAGGGTGTTTGATGGCGACCTGCGGATGGTCCGCGAGGCCGCAGAGTTGATGAACGAGTGGGCCAAGGACGAGGGCACAAAAACATGAAGATCACAAGAGGGATCCGACAGACACCGAGCCGCGTGGTGATCCACGGGGTCGAGGGCATCGGCAAGAGCACGCTGGCGGCACAGTTCCCGAACCCGATCGTGCTCGACACCGAAGACGGCACCAACCACCTGGACGTGGCCCGGGTGACGTGCGGCGACTGGGCGACATTCAAGGCCGCACTGGTCGCGATCGCGGGCGACACGCAGGGGTTTCAGACCCTATGCGTGGACTCGGTGGACTGGGCCGAGCGTCTTCTGATCGAGAAGCTCTTGAAGGACGCGAACAAGCGGAGCATCGAAGACTTCGGGTTCGGCAAGGGCTACACGATGGTCGCGGAGGCCGTGTCGCGGCTGCTTGACGACCTGGACGTGATCGTCGGCAAGGGCATGAACGTCGTGCTCGTGGCCCACACCAAGGTCGCCCGCACGAGCCCGCCGGACATGGACGAGGGCTACGACCGCTTCGAGCTGAAACTGACCAAGCAGAGCGGGCCGCTCGTGAAGGAATGGGCGGACGCGATCCTGTTCGCCAACTACAAGACGCGGCTGGTCGAGGGCCAGGACGGCCGGACGCGGGCGAAGGGTGGCAAGGAGCGGGTGCTGCACACCGAGCGGGCCGCGGCGTGGGACGCCAAAAACCGCTGCGGTCTCCCAGCCGAGATCCCCATGGACATCGCGGCCCTTGCCCCGCTGTTCGCCCTGCCGAAGCCGCGGTCGTGGCGGGACCGGGTCCGCGAGGCCACGACAGTCGAGTCCCTCGGGGCGATCGGCGACGACGTGGATGCCGCGGAGTCGTCGGGCAAGTTGCAGCCGGACCAGGCCGACGCCCTGCGGCAGATGATCGCGGGTCGGCACGACGAGATCCAGCCGCAGGAGGCCACAGCATGACCGCCACCCAGGTCGAGCGGGACGAGCAGACCGCCCACGAGTCGGTGATGCAGGTGATCGAGGACGCCGTGACCGCGTTCAAGCGGGGCGGCATGAGCTACGACCGGGCCGCGACGCTGATCGGCACGGCCCTGGCGAAAGAGTCGGCGCGGCCGGCTCGGATCGGTGAGACGCACGCACCAGAGGTGACCACATGAACTGGGACGATTTCGGGACGGTCGATGAGGGCGAGTCGGGCGTGGTGGAGCAGCTCTGCCCGGAGGGTGTCCACACGGCCACGATCGGCTGGCTAAAGATGCAGCCGCAGGTGTGGGCGGAGTGCGACGCCAACCCCAAGGGTATGTGTCTGACGGTGCGGCTCGACGTGAAGAAGGGCATCAAAGCCGTCTTCGACACGATCCCCTGCCACCGCCGGGCGACCATCGAGGCTCTCTGCCGGTCGGCCCGGATCGACCCGCCGCGGGGCGATTGGGACGAGAGCGAGTTGAAGGGCTGCGTCGTGACGTTCGAGAGCGTGATTTCGCTGTCCAAGAAGGGCAACGACTACGTGCTCATCAAGGGCTACAAGCCCAACGCGGAGCCGCTGCCCAAGGAGATCCGCGACCGCCCGGCCCGCACGCCGACGCAGAAGGCCGACGCGGCGGCCGCGATGCCAAACGACGACATCCCGTTTTGACCACCACCACCATCAAGGACGAGACCATGGCAACGCCAGTATTTCGATCGCGGGTCCACGTGGACTACCACTTCAACGTCAGCATCACCCGCGAGCAGGGCGATGCGATCATCGTGGACGGCGAGCGGTTCGTGCGCCTGCTCGGCGGCTCATTCATGTTGGGCATGACCGGCGAGTGGCACTATTCGCCACGCGAGGCCGACCTGTCGGTGCTCGCGACTCTGCACAGTCTCCGCGGCCGGGTCGATGACCTGGTCGCCACGATCCAACGGCCGCTCCCGGCCGCAGACGCTGCACAGGTTCCGGCGTCGGGGAGAGCGCACGCGGGGGTCGCGACGTAACTCCGCTGCCGGGGGCTGGCGACGTTCTCCAGCCGGTGCCCCGACCGTCCGCCGCACGACACGCGGCACCACACACAGGGAGGGTGATTGCGATGGGACACGACTGGCATAGGGACATGGAGCCGCTGCCGATCAAGGCCGCGGGGGTGGCATCGTTCCTGCGGAGTTGCGGGCGACCGCGGGCCGCGGCGTGGGCTGCGGAGCTCGGGACGGAGTTGGAGAAGGCGCGGGCCGAGATATTCAACCTTCGCGTCGATAACAACCGGCTCGCGTCGAAGCTGGCCCGGCTGACGGGGGGCGAGAGTTTTTCGCAGATTCCGCACTCGAACAAAAGCGAGTGGGAGTAGCCATGGCGCTCAAAACCACCGACGAAGCGATCGCGGCCCTGCCGATCTTCGCCCAGCTGCGAGCCCGCCCCAGCGACCCGCCGACATCGCACGCGGCGGCGAAGCGGGCCGCGAAGACGGCCGGCGGCCACCGGGACGCGATCGTCGAGGCGCTCGCGGCCGGGCCGGCGGGCCAGACCGAGATCGCCCGGCGGGCCGGGCTGTCGGTGGCCCAGGTCTCAAAGCGGCTCAAGGAGCTGCGGGACGGCGGGCGGATCGAGCGGACCGGGCGTGATGTGGCGGCGGGGGAGTGTGAGTATCGAAATACCGAGACAAGGAGATAGCGATGGCGAAGATCATCACAAACTTGGCGGACGTGCCGGACGGCTGGGTGCGGATCGCGGACATCACCGACAGCGTGACCGACCAGAAGATTCTGAGCGACGCCCACAACGCGGACGTGATCCCGGCCGTGAAGCTGGTGCGAACGACCAGCGAGTTTCGGATTGGGCCGGTGTGGGTTGACCCGGTGGCGGCGAAGGCGCTGCTGGGGCGATGCCAGGCCAAGCGGGACGGGCGGGTGGCGGCCGAAGGTGACCGCGACCAGCGGGCCGGGTCGGCCGTTCGTGTCGTGGTGCTTGACGACTGCGCCGAGCGGATTGCCGTCGCGTTGGAGCGGATCGCGGATGCGGCGTGCGGGGCACCGGCTGCTCACGGGTGAACGGGTGAGTTTAGTTGCACAGCAGGGGCCATTGTATGAGCTCGTGGCGAGACATTGCGGACGACCGAGAGAAGTACAAAGCCTACTTGTGCAGCCGGGAGTGGGCGTTGCTCCGCAATGCGGTGCGCGCCCGCTGCGGCGGCAAGTGCGAGAGGTGTGGCGTGAACGAGATGGAGTGCGTTCATCACTTGACGTACGCCCGCAAGTACGACGAGCGGATCGATGATCTTGCTGGATGGTGTAATGCGTGCCACGAGTTCACGCACGGGAAAACCGATGTAGATCCTGTCGCATCGCTTTCTGTCTCGCAATTCATCGCCATACACGGATGGTGCGAGAAAATGAGCAGAAGCGACTTCATTGGTTTTATAGACACTGTCGTCTCAAAAGGCTGGGGTACATACGGCGAAATATATTGCTACGCGCAGCTTGGAAAATGCGCAGTGAATCGGATGGGACGCGACTGGCTGATTGACGCCGCTGAAGGAAAGTTTACGGCTGGGTCGTCCGCTGGCGTGAGCGAACTTCACGAGCTGATCGCCCGTCGCCGCCAGGAGCAGGGCATCCAATGAACACCGAAGACATCGCCGAGCTCGACTACCTCGCCGGCCTTCTAGAGCTGATGACGGACGACCCGGATCGGGCTCGGTCCGCTCTGCTCATGGTCAACCGCGAGGCGATCAGATCTCCGCAGGCACAGGACGCGTACGACTGCATTTCGCAGACCCTCGCGGAGGTTGTCAGTCCGACCATTTCCGACATCATGCGGAGCCGCCGCTACGAAGCGGCGAAAGGCCTGGTCGTCGACCTGATGGTGAGGTCTAAGGGCTGTCGGTTCGGCTACAGCCTCGGCGTCGACCGCTATGCCTGGCATGTCATGGCCGAGTGGAGGCGTCATCTGGTCGCAATGGCGGCCGACGGCCTTCAGTCCGCGGTGAACGATCCTCTGGCCTCAACCGCTGAAATCCTGGCGGCAACGAAGGCAGTTGAGGAGGCAGCATCGAACGTCGAGCACGGCGAGCGGCTCGATTCGCTGATGGACGCGATAGACGAGTGGGTGAAGATGGACGCGACGCCGGTCGTCCCGACTGGGTTCACGCCGGTCGACATGCTGGGCGGCGGCGGCCTGCCGGTCGGCGGCTTGTTCGTCATCGCGGCCCCGCCGTCGGTCGGTAAGTCTGCCCTCGCCCTCCAGCTCGCGCTCGGGGCCTTGGAGCATGACCGCGGAATGAACGCGGTGTGGTGCATGGGCGAGATGCGCAAGGACGCGCTCGCCCGACGGGCGATCTGCCACTGGTCGACCCGCGGGACACTGCACCCCGTGTCCATGTCGGCCGCCGACCAGCGTACGGACCTTGCCAGGGGCGCCGCGATCAACATGGCGGCCGCGGTGGCCGACAGGCTCTCGCTGGTCAATCCGCCGCTGACGATCCAGAAGATCGAACAGGCTGTGATCGAGAAGAAGGCGAAACTGGTCGTGATCGACTACGTCCAGCTTGTCGAGCTTGAGGGGGCGCAGGATCGCCGCGCAGAGATCGACGGGATCGTGAAGCGGGTTCGGCGACTGTCGCTGGAGCACGGCGTGGCGACGGTCTGCGTGTCGAACATCGCGAAGATGGTCTCGGGGGATACCAGGATCGGGGCGATCGGCAAGGAGTCGAGCGAGCTGGACTTCGCCGCCGACATCCTGCTCCTCGGCGTACCAGACGAGTCCGAAGACCAGAACGGTCTCCGTTCCGTCCGCTGGGCCTGCAAGAAAAACAGGCACGGCCCGTGCGAGGACATCGTGGCGACATTCGATGGCCGCCTCCAGACGTTCACTGCGGCCCAGGCGTCGCGTGAGGCGGCTTTTGACGATTGGAGCGCCTGACATGTCGTCAAAGTCTGCATCGGGCTTCACGGGCGAAATGCGGAGGCGTCACGAGGCGATCATCCGCTCCGGCATCCTTCGGAAGGTCCGCTCGGAGGGGCGGCTTGTCTTCGCCATGGCACTCTGCTGGGCCGACTACAAGACCTGCCAGTTCCGAATGTCGATCAGAGGGGCCGCGACCACTGCCGGAGTCGAGCCGACGAGTATTCGCCGAGGGCTGACGCAGCTCCTGGAGCTGGGCGTCATCCAGGCAGGTCCGAAGGAGGCCGGGAAGCGGCAGCGTTACCGATTTGCCACCCCCCAAAAGAGCGCGCACGAGCCGTGCCCGGGGGGGTCACGAGCGGTGACCGGGGAGGGTCACGAGCCGTGCGCGCCCCCGGTCACGAGCGGTGCGCGCAGCGCGCACGAGCCGTGCGCAAGGGGGTCACTCCCCGTGTCCAGCGCGCGCACAGAGTGTGACCCCTATTCCTCAATTGTCCTCAAGGGTTCCTCAAGAACCCGTGAGGACGAGAACGTCCTCACCGGCGGTTCCGTGCCTAGCGGCCCGGACCGCCAGGTGCCAATGCGTGCAGCAAGCAGTTCCAGAAATGGCCAGGTCCCATGACCCGCAAACTCTCCGCCGCTTCGATCCTCGCCGCCCGCTCGCAGGGCACGACCACCGCCCAGCGGCAACTGCTCGAAGTATTTCGATCGCTCCGCGACTCGCAGGGGTACGCCCCGACGTTTCGCGAGCTGGCCGACGAGATCGGCGTCAACGTGGGCGACGTGTCGGCGAAAATGTGGCGGCTCCGGCGGGACGGGGTCGTCGATTGGCACGACGGCAAGGCCCGGACCATCCGGATCGTGAGGGACTCATGGGGCTCTTGATCGGCATCGACCCCGGGATCACCGGGGCGATCGCGGTGATCGGCGACGGCCATGTGGCGTGCCGGGAGATGCCGGCCGTGGAGATCAACGGCAAGCGGCGGGTGGACCCGGCGGGGCTCACCACCGCCCTCGCGGCCATCCTGCAGGCCGGCCACCAGGTCGAGATGGCGGTGCTGGAGCACGTCCAGGGCGTGCAGGGCACCGGGGCCACGTCCGCGTTCTCCTTCGGCCGGTCGTTCGGGGTGGTCGAGGGCGTGCTGGCCGGGCTCGCGATCCCGCACACGCTGGTCCGTCCGCAGGTGTGGACCAAGGCGCTGGGCGTGAGCCGGGACAAGGGCAGCCATCGGGCCGCGGCGGCCCGGCTCTGGCCCAAGCACGCGGAGCTGTTCGCCCGCGTGAAGGACGACGGGCGTGCCGACGCGGTGCTGCTCTGCCACTGGTACGAGAGGTGTCATGGGACGTCCGCAGTCGGCTGACCCGGCCAAGGCCGCAGAGCGAAAGCGGCTGCTCGACCTGGAGCGGACGCGGGAGCGCACGCGCCGCGGGGCCGACATCGGCGAGATCCCGAAGGTGGTGGACGCCGCCCGGCGGGAGTCGTGCCGGCTCGACCTGGAGCGGTTCCTGGTCACGTACTTCCCGTACTCGACCGGGCTGTCGCCATTCAGCGACGACCACAAGCGGGTGATCTCGCGGATCCAGGACTGCGTGACGCGCGGCGGTCGGTTCGTGAACGCGGTGTACCGCGGCTTCGCGAAGTCAACGATCAGCGAGCTTGCCCTGCTATGGGCCATGCTCTACGGCCACAAGCGGTTCGGCGGGATCTTCGCGGCCGAGAGCGACCTGGCCGCCAAGGCCATCAACTCGATCCGCACTGAACTGTCCGACAACGACCTGCTCTACGACGACTTCCCCGAAGTCTGCCACGCGGTGCGGGCGTTGGAGGGCAAGGCCCAGCGGTGCAACTCGCAGACCCACAACGGCCGGCGGACCCACATCGGGTGGAAGAAGGACACGCTCGTGCTGCCGACGATCGAGGGGTCGGTGTCGAGCGGGGCGATCATCATGAGCCGCGGGCTCACCGGCTCGATCCTGGGGCTGCGGTGGAAAACGCCCGAGGGCCACCAGCTGCGGCCCGACTTCACGATCGTGGACGACCCGCAGACCCGCGAGTCGGCTCGGTCGCCGGTGCAGTGCCAGGCCCGGCTGGAGATCCTGACCAAGAGCGTGATGAAGCTCGCCGGCCACACGAAGTCGATGGCGTGCGTGGTCAACGCGACGGTGATCGAGCAGGACGACATGGTGGACCAGCTGCTCGACCAGGGCCGCTACCCCGCGTGGCAGGG